ACACAGGCCCAAAAGGCAAGGGGTTTATACAACCCTACGACAAAGTAAAAGCCACAGAAAAATGGGTAGAGTATGCACTTGACATTGTGGACATGAGCCGTATAATAATGACAGTGGACTTCAACACAAAATGGAAACTAGCAGAGGCACTGGAAGTGGCAGAACGCAAAAAAGCCTGGATGTATAAACACAAAAATTTTGACGTTAAACGTGCTGCCAAACTTTTTGACACCGTAAAACACTTGCCCAGAACTAAGTAAGGAACAATTATGATTGCAACCAAATCTGTCAAGCCCTTGAATCCTCGTAGTGCCGATACCAATGCCATGGGCATGGAACCCACATGGCGAGTGCAACCCGCCGACAATCGTATCAGTGCCTTTAGTCATGCGTTTTCTTGGTACAATTATTTTTATGGCAAAAAAGATGCTCGTGAGATGATTGTAAACTATTTGGAATTGCATGGTCGCAAAGGCGACGTTCGTACACTCAAACGCATTCCTGACAGCTCAATCCGACTCACAACCGGTTGGCTATGCCGCATGAGCATGGTGGGACTGGAGCTCACAGAGCCGGAACAGATCAAATTAGACAACTTGCTAAAAGAGATTTTAGAATCCAAACAAGATGAAGAAGCAGAGGAAATAGTAGCTGAGGAAACAGTACCAAAGATTACCATTCAGGACAGGCTCCGAGAAAAGGTATCTGAATGTGCAGGTGAAATGGATGGCCTGTTTGATGACTTCATTGCGTCTGGAGCCAAGCTCAACGCAGACTACAAACCCGTGGCGCTCATGCGTAGCCTAAACATTGCACCACAAATGGTCAATGATATCAAGCAAATCTGGACACGCAAACTTGTGGAGTTTGATGAGGCAGTGGCAGGCAAAGATGCGGACTTGGCACAGGGCTACGGCTACCTGTCTAAAATACAGTTACGGAACTGCGTAAAGTTCTGTGAGCTTGTGATTTCGGACTGTGGTGCCTATGTACAGATTAAAAAGGTTGAACGTAAACCACGAGCAGTCAAGGCAGTGCCACCAGAGAAACGTGCCGCAAAGTTCAAGTGTATTGTAGAATTTGCAGAGCTCAAACTCAAAGGCTTACCGGCCGCAAGTTTAGTGGACAAAGCTGAAGCCTGGTTGTACGACACTAAAAAACGCAAGCTAATCCACCTTATGGCAGATGAATACACCAAAGTTTTCACAGTGAAATCCAATGCTGTTATTGGATTTAGCACAGTGGAAAGCCAACAAAAAACTGTGCGCAAGCCAGCAGACGTGCTCAAAGCCATGAGTGTCGCAGGCAAGCCAGCCGCTAGAAAGATCTACAAGGACTTGACCACTACAGAAACACCGTTTAACGGACGTGGTACAGAGAACTTGATCATTCTAAAAAGCTGGTAAATAAAGGGGACGGAGTCCCCCAATGGCAGAACAGCAACAGAACTCGCTTGAGACGCTCAAGCAAAATTTGATAGAGTACGTGAAACTCCAGCTTGGTGATCAAATCATTGACATCGAGCTGGATCCTTCTCACTACGAAGCAGCGTACCAAAAGACCATTGGCACATACAGACAACGTGCCAGCAATGCCTATGAAGAAAGCTACAGCTTCATGGAACTGGTCAAGGACGTAAACATCTACACTCTGCCACAAGAAATTGTCAGTGTGCGTCAGATCTTTAGACGCACATTTGGCGACAGCACAGGTCCATTTGCCTCAAACTTTGACCCGTTTGCTCAAGCAAGTCTCAACGTGTACCTTATGAACTTCAACGTGGCAGGCGGCCTAGCCACATACGACTTCTACAGTCAGTATGTTGAGTTGGCAGCACGTATGTTTGGCGGCTACATGAATTACACATGGAACCCTGTGACCAAAAAGCTGCAACTGATTCGTGATCCAAAAGGCACCGGTGAAAACGTGTTGCTGTGGAGTTACAATCTCAAACCTGAATTCAATTTGTTGAGCGACTACCAGATTCAGCAATGGATCAAAGACTACATGGTGGCCAACTGTAAAATGATTGTGGGCGAAGCACGTGAAAAGTTTGGCACCATTGCAGGTCCGCAAGGTGGCGGCACCCTAAACGGCGCTGCCATGAAAGCAGAAGCACAGGCTCAAATGGATGCCAAAATCGAAGAACTCAAGAATTACGTAGATGCAAGTCAGCCATTGACCTGGGTAATCGGTTAAGCAACAATAGACTTTGTTTGATGTTTCTGTTATACTTGCAGTATGGCAGACTTAATGATTGATCTTGAAGGACTAGCAACTGGTCCAAACACCTGCATTCTAACCATTGCTGCACAGAGCTTTGACCCTTTTGGCACAGGCCATTATGAGCAGAGTTACTATGCTCGAATCACACTGGAAAGTCAGGAAACCCGTGACATTGACGATGGCACAATTGCCTGGTGGGCCACACAGCCCGATCATGCTCGTGAAGAAGCATTTGGTGAGCATGATCGTGTGCCCTTGGATCAAGCTCTAGACGAGCTAGGACGTCTGATTTGGCACTCCAACAGAATATGGGCTCAAGGTCCCACATACGACATGAACATTCTAGAGCATGCTTACAAGAGCTATCACAAACCCTTGCCGTGGAAATACTACATGGTCAGGGACAGTCGCACAGTGTTTAGCCTTTGGCCTGATCAGCCCATCCCTCCTACTAGCCATCATGCGCTGGAAGACTGCCGTAGACAAATAGGAATGCTACAGCGTACCCTAGATCACCTTAACGTAACTTCACTCAAATGAACATATATCTCGACATGGATGATGTGGTAGCCGACTGGCTAGCACATGCTCAAGACTTTTTGAAACTGCGGTGGGATCACAACAGCGGCGAGCGTGTTTCCCAAGAAGAATGGGATCAACTCAAAGCAGACACGCATTTTTATCGCAGTTTGCCCTTGAAATCAGGTGCTGTTGAACTGGTCAACTACTGCCGTGATCTCACACAAAAAACTGGCGGCCACTTGAGATTCTTGACAGCATTGCCACATGATTATAGTATGCCTTTTGCAGCCAGCGACAAAGTGTTTTGGGCGCAAGAACATTTTCGTGACATTCCTGTAACACTGGGCCCATTCAGTCATGACAAGTGGCGTCACTGCAAGCACCCAACTGACATCCTGATCGACGATCGGCACAGCAACTGCAATGAGTGGATTGCAGCAGGTGGACAAGCACATGTGTACCGTGATTGGCCCACATGTAAAACTTGGTTTGAGGACTCAATTTTATGAACAAATTACCTAAACTCATGATTATTGGCAATGCACGCCACGGCAAAGACACTGTGTGTGATATACTGCGTGAAGAATTTGGCTACAACTTTAGGTCCAGTTCAGACTTTTGTGCTGAAAAGTTTATCTATGCTGAACTAGCACCCAAGTACGGGTACACCACTTACGAGCAGTGTTTTGAAGATCGTCACAATCACAGAGCAGAGTGGTACGACATGATTCATGCTTACTGCCGGGACGACTATGCAAGACTGGGCAGGGAAATTTTTACTGAAAACGAAATCTACTGCGGCCTACGCAACAAAGCAGAATTTCATGCCATGAAGAATACCAATGTGTTTGATTATGCTATCTGGGTGGATCGTAGTGATCACTTGCCTGCAGAGGACAAATCCAGCATGAGCCTGGAAATTTGGATGGCCGATTATGTGATTGACAACAACGGTACACTATCAGATCTCAAGCGCAACACTCGTGAGCTGGTTAGCCGTCTGGTTGCAAATCACCAGGTCGCCATATCGAATCAGATTTTGATAAATCGACTTCGCAGTTACGACACACCGTTTTGAGATTTTTTATATCGCAGTTGGCGAGATTCCCGTCTACATGATACACTAGAGTTTGGGCCGAATATCGTGCCTTGAAACCACAACGATCACACTGCATTTTTTTCTTGTACCCAGCTGACTCCCAGCTGGGTTTTCTTTTGGGCAACTTTTTTCTTTTGCGAACACAGTTCTCGCAACGACTGCGATAGTGCACAACTTCGTCGCGTCGGTAGTTTATGGCACAAGCACGTTGATTGCACACAGGACAAGTGGGTCTTTTCATGAGGTATTTATAGGTGGACCTTTGCAAAGGGCAACATAGAGGGCGGTTTTTTCAATATACCTATAAATATCTGTAACTTAAAAAGGAACCCACTATGGCTCTAGTATCACCCGGCGTAGAAGTAACAGTAATTGACGAAAGTCAATATATTCCAAGTGCTGTTAATTCAGTGCCTTACTTCTTGGTTGCAACTGCACAAGACAAAGTATCCGCTGACGGTATTACCGTTGCTGCCGGTACATTGGCTGCCAACGCAAACAAAACTTATCTAATTACCAGCCAACGCGATTTGGCTGCAACTTTTGGTGTACCGTTCTTCTACAACACCACCAATGGTACCCCGATCAACGGGTATGAACTCAATGAATACGGCTTGTTGGCTGCTTATTCTTCACTGGGTGTCACTAACCGTGCTTATGTTCAGCGTGTTGACATTGACTTGACAGAACTAACTGCCAGTTTGAATCGTCCAGTGGGTGAGCCTGCCAACAATACTACTTGGCTTGACATATCTGAATCTGTGTGGGGGATCCAAGAATGGAACCAAACTACTGGAACATTCACTGTCAAAACTCCTATTGTGATCACTGACCCTGCTGAAGTTGTCGATGCTGATGCAGAAGATTACACACCACTATCATCGGTGGGCAGCATTGGCGACTATGCAATGGTTGCTATCGGAGAAATTATATTTGGCTATTACAAAAATTCCAGCAACTCCTGGGTGCAAATTGGTGATGACGGGTGGAAAGACTCGTGGCCTACATTGACAGGTACCGCTAGCCCGTCTAGTCTGGTTGTAGGTTACAATCTTTTTATCAATGGCACACTTGTAGCAGTACCAAGCACCAACACTGTGGCTGGTTTGGCAGCAGCCATTAACGCAGCCACAATCCAGGGTGTTAGTGCAGAAGCAGTCAGCGGCAAACTTACACTGTACGCAGATTCAACATCTACCAGCGATGGTTCCAGTCTCAACGGTGGCGTAGTTGCAATTGAACCAGGCGGCAACAACGGTGCAGCACTGCTGACCAGTTTGGGGATCACAGCAGGTGATTATCGTGCCCCTATATACCTTCCGTCTTACAGTTATCAAGTACCACGCTGGAGAACAACCGATGCTACACCGCGCCCCACAGGATCTGTATGGAACAACATGAGTGCTGCCAACAGCGGTATAAATGTAGTGATCAAAAAATACAGTACAGTGCTGGGAGATTGGGTTGCACAAACCAGCAATGCATACATTGGAGACTTTGCGGCATTGAGCGGTCTTGACCCCAGTGGAGGCGGAAAAAACATTCCAGTTGGCACCACGTATGTCAACGTTGATCCATATTTTTATGCAACTACTCCCAATCAAACTGCATCATACGAAATTCTAAGTCGATATGTATTGGGCGCAACAGTGGTCACTGGTACTGTGGCCAATCCAACTTTTGTTTCAGGAAATAGTTTTACTATTCGAGCCAGTCAAGCGTCAGCCACACCAACCTCAGTTCTTGGAACAGCAACGTTGGGCGGAACAACTCCAGCAGCTTTTGTTGCTGCGGTTAGTGCAGCTAACATACCTAATGTCAGTGCCAGTGTTAACTCAGCAGGAAACATTGTGTTGACACACAGTCAAGGCGGAACCATGGTAGTCGAGAATGTTATCGGAACGCCACTGACTGCTGCAGGATTTACGTTGGTTACTCCGTTGGTTCGTCAAGGTAGATTGTCGGCTACTCAACTAACATTGAGTAATTGGGTTGGTACACCTGAATTTACATACACAGCCAGCGACACTGCACCAGATGTTGATCCAGCAGATGGACGACTGTGGTTCTACAGTTCTGTTAGCGATGTTGACATCATGATTCAGGACAATGGCACCTGGCAAGGCTATCAAAACGTTGTCAATGATGTTCGTGGTTTTGACCTCAGCGAGACCAACGCCAGCGGTCCTATCATTGCTGCCACAGCACCAACTACACAAAATGACGCCAGTGAAAGCCCATTGCAATTTGGTGATCTTTGGATCGATTCCAGCGACCTAGAAAACTATCCTGCAATTTATCGTTGGCAAGCTGTTGCTGGAGAAAACCAATGGGTTTCAATCGACACCACAGACCAGGTCACTGAAAATGGCGTGCTGTTTGCAGACGCACGTTGGGCCGGCAACGGAACTACTGATCCAATCAGCGATCCTTTCCCAACTATCGAAAGCTTGTTGACCAGCAATTACCTGGATCTTGATGCACCTGATCCTGCACTGTATCCACAGGGCATGCTGTTGTTCAACACACGTCGTAGTGGCTACAACGTCAAGAGTTTCCAAGAAAACTATTTCAATGCCACGAGCTTCCCTGACGATACTCTACCTAGTGTGAAAAACACTTGGTTAACTGCCAGCGGCAACAAAGATGATGGCAGCATGTGGTCAGGACGTCAGGCACAACGCAAAATGATTGTGGCAGCATTGAAGTCAGGAATTGACACCAGTTTGAGCATTCGAGAAGAACAAGTTGACTTCAACTTGATTGCTACACCCGCATATCCTGAGCTTACTCCCAACATGATTGCACTCAGCAACGAGCGCAGCAACACATTGTTTGTGGTAGCAGATACTCCAATGCGACTGGATCCAAGTGGCACAAGTCTTGTGAACTGGGCTACCAACAACAATGGACTGGGATTGGTCACTGAAGACGGTCAGATTGCAACCAGCAACTATGCTGGCGCATTCTACCCCAGCTGCCAGACCACAGACCTCAGCGGCAACACCGTGGTTGCTCCTCCAAGTCACATGATGGTACGCACCATCCTGCGCAGCGATGCTGTAAGCTATCCATGGTTGGCTCCAGCTGGTACACGTCGTGGCGTGGTGGACAATGCACTGGCTATTGGTTACATCAACGGCGCAACTGGCGAATTTGTGCAGTTGAGCATGGGACAAGCACTGCGTGACATCTTGTATGAACGCAACATCAACCCAATCACGTTTATTCCAGGTGTAGGTATCACCAACTTTGGTAACAAAACTACCACTGTGACTACCACCGCACTGGATCGTATCAACGTTGCACGACTGGTTGCGTTCTTGCGTGGACGACTGGAGCAGATTGGCAAGTTGTTCTTGTTTGAACCCAACGACGAAGTTACTCGTCAGGAAATCACCAACACTGTCAACAGCTTGATGATTGACCTGACAGCCAAGCGAGCAATTTACGACTACCTAGTGGTCTGCGACAACAGCAACAATACTCCAGCACGTATCGATCGAAACGAGCTATGGGTCGACATTGCCATTGAACCAGTGAAGGCTGTGGAATTTATCTATATTCCATTGCGTATCAAGAACACTGGTGAAATTTCTGGAGCAGCCGCTTAAAAAGGGGGTCCGCAAGGACTCTCTTTTTAGGTAAATAAACATATAGGAGAAATTTATGGCAAGTGCATCACTAAACAAAATGACAGTACCCGTTGGAGCAGACGCCGCTGGCGGCGGTGCCCAAGGCCTGTTGATGCCAAAACTCAAGTATCGCTTTCGCGTGTTCTTTGAAAACTTTGGTGTGTCAAAACCCACAACAGAAATGACCAAACAGGTCATGAGCTTCACCCGTCCCAACTTGACGTTTGAAGAAATTACTCTACCGATCTACAACTCAACACTGAAGTTGGCCGGCAAGCACACCTGGGCAGACGTCACCACAGAAATTCGCGACGATGCATCAGGTCAGGTCAGCCGACTGGTAGGCGAGCAAATGCAGAAACAAATGGACTTCCTGGAAATGGCTTCAGCATCCAGTGGTGTTGATTACAAGTTCACCACACGAGTTGAAGTGTTGGACGGCGGCAACGGTGCTGTTGCTCCAGTGGTTCTAGAAACATGGGCATTGTATGGTTGCTACCTCAAAGGAGCAGATTACGGTTCTCTCAACTACGGCGAAAGTGCTCCTGTTACAGTGAGTTTGACCATTGCTTATGACAACGCCAACCAGGTTGCTGGCGACGTGGCTCAAGGCGGTATTGGCATTGGAACTGTACTTGGACAAACCATTGCCGGCGCGGTGACTGGTGCTGGTCAAGGCCAATAAGGCAGACTAGCTCATGGCAGATTTTGGCCAAAACTTCCTTAAGGGGTTTATTGGGTCAGGGCAAGGCTTGCGTGATTACAGTCACGCAAGTCGTACTTTTACCACCAACGCATACGAACTCAAACCTCGGTTCAAGTTTCTTTTTCACGTCAGCTTCTCTATCAACACTGGAGAGATTCCTTATCTACGTGGTGTGTTTGGCAGCAGCGATGTGACTGAACTGAGTCTGTTGGTCAAAACAGCAGATCTTCCACGATACAACATTCAAACACAAACAATGAATCAGTACAATCGAAAACGACTTGTATAGACCAAACTTGAATACCAACCTATCAACTTGACGTTTCATGACGACGGTGGTGACAATGCACGACGACTGTGGTACTACTACTTCAGTTACTACTACAATGATCCTGCTCAACAGTACCTGGCACCCAACGTCACCAACGGCAGTGCAGGCGCCAGTCAAAACAGAAGTACAGGATTTGGATATCCGCGCAGCGACATCTACAATGACACGCTACAGGTACCA